ATGGATTTAAAAAATAAGGAGTAAAATATGGCACATCATAAAAAAATAACACCAAATGGTATTATTGAAGAAGAAGTAACACAAGCTGAAATTGATGCTTTAAATGCTGAGAATGAACAATCTGATGCAAGTTCACTTGAAGCTGATAAAAAAGAACAAGAGCAAAAAGATTTGAAAGCTAGTGCAAAAGCTAAGTTAATAGCTGGAGAGCCATTAACTGAAGCTGAAGCAAATACTTTGGTAATATAATATGACAAGAGCAAGAGACTTAGCTGACATGATCAGCAGTGGTAAGATAGAATTAGCAGAAATTGCTACTTCTACACAGGAATCATTAGGTAATACAGATCTATATGGTTTTAAAAAAACTAATGGTACTGGTAGTCAAAAAGAGGATCTTATTCTTACAAAAACAAATGGCTCTGATAATATATCAGTAGCTACAAACGATGGTTCTCAGACAGACTTATATGATGAGAGCTTTTTTAGTAAAAAAGGACTTACATTCTCAGTGAACTCAGATGGTGAACTGATAGTGACAGTCTAACAACAAAGGAGAAATATAAATGGCAACAGTAAATTTAGGTAGAATTAAGCCAGTATTCAGAGGTGCCTATAATGGTGCTACTGCTTATGTAGTTGATGATATCGTCACTCATGGGAATGAAACATTCATTTGTATACTAGCTTCAACAGGCAATGCTACTTCCAATGCTACCTATTGGACAAAATTAGCAGCTAAAGGAACAGATGGTACAGATGTAGGTACTACACTAACAACACAAGGCGATATACTTTACAGAGATGGAAGTGGACTTGCTAGACTTGGTTATGGAACAGCAGGACAGGTTCTTCAAACTGGTGGTTCTGGTGCTAACCCATCTTGGGGAACAGTATCTTCTGACTTTGTAAAATTAGCAACAACAACAGTATCAAGTGCTGTTTCAAGTGTAAGTTTTGATGGATTATTCACATCAGATTATAATGTTTATAAAATCTTTATTAGTGATTGGAATAACGCAAATCATGATTGGAAAAAAATGAATTTTAGATTTGGAAACTCACAATACACATCATCAAACTACGATTGGATTGCTAGATATGTTTATGTAAATACTTCGAGTAATGCCAATTCTACTGGTACTGAATATGGCACAAACTCAAATTATTTACCTTTATTGTGGTGGGGTGTTGGTACTAGTCATCAATGTAATATAGAAATTACAATTCAAAATCCATTAAGCACATCAAGAACAAAACATTATAATTTTCAAGCAGGTTCACACGATAATGGAAATACTGCTCATTACTTTAATGGAACTGGAAGATTAGATGCAAATACAGGAACAGCTATGTCTGGAGTAACATTTTATGCAAATGGTGGTCATAACACGACAAGCGGAATTTTCACTATGTATGGATTAAAGGTATAGGAGATAAAAAATGAAAAAATATATAAATGGCGAATTAGTAGATATGACAGCAGAAGAAGTTTCTGAAATAGAAACTAGAGAAGCATTACCAGAAGCACAAGGTGATGTTTTAACAGAAGAAAAAATACAAGCTAAAGAAGATTTAAAAGCTAGTGCAAAAGCAAAGTTAATTGCTGGAGAAGCATTAACTGAAGATGAGGCTAATACTATAGTTATCTAATGGCCAATACATACAAAAATGTAAAAGCAGATTTAACATCAACAGGTCTAGTAGTGTTACTTAACGTACCTACTGGATCTACTTGTATTATAAAATCTATATTAGTATCTGAAGATACAGGTGCTACACCAAATATAGACATAACTTTAGTTGAATCTTCTAACATTTTTAGTATATTTAAAAGCGAATCTTTAGCTGCAAATCAAACTAAAGAATTGCTTACACAACCATTAGTAATACAAGCAGGACAGGAGTTAAAAGCACAAGCATCAGCTGCAAATCAGCTACATATAATTGTGTCTTATTTAGAAGTAACGTGATCGAACTGGTTAGAATACCAACAGAAAATGTTAATGATGCTTGGGGTATGGTACGTGCTAATATTGCAGATGCGTTATCTAGAAATCAATATTGCACATCAGATCATATTAAAAAATGGATCTTAGAAGATAAAATGCAACTATGGATTCTTTGGGATTCTCAAGACAAAAAGTATTATGGAGTAGTAGTTACAGAAATAATACAAAGACCATTACAACGATGTTTAAACATTAAAATCATGACTGGTAATCATCGTGAAAAATGGCAACATCTAGTAAAACAAATAGAAGATTTTGCATGGCAAAACAACTGTGATTTACTAGAGTTAGTAGCAAGACCTGGATGGAAGCGTGTGCTGAAACCCTTTGGTTATAAAGAAAGTCATGTATTATTAGAAAAGAAAAAGGAGAAATAACATATGTCATTTGGAGGAGGAGGTGGAGGAACATCTACTACGACTAACAAAGTAGAACCTTATGCACCAGCACAACCAGCACTTAATCAGATTGTATCTGAAGCTGGAACTATATATGGTCAAGGACCAGCAGGTACTGGCTATGTAGCACCATCACAACAAACATTAGATGGTTTAGCTGCACAAGAAACTATGGCAGGAGCTGCTAATCAACAAATTTTAGATACTATACAAGGTAAGTTTACTAATCCATTTTTATCTCCTTTAATTGCACAAGCTGGACAAGATATCTATACAAATGTTGCAGCTCAGTTTAGTGGTGCAGGAAGAACACCTACAAGTATGGGTGCTCAATCTGCTGTAATAGGACAAGTTGCAGACAAAGCATTACCACTAGCATTTAGTCAATTAGAAAGAGAAAGAAATAGACAATTACAAACAGCAAGAGCTGTACCAAGTTTAACAGCAGTTGGAAGTCAATTAGAAGATATACAAGCTCAAAGACAATTAGCTCCAATGGCTGCATTACAACAATACAATCAAATGATATCACCAATAGCATTTGGTGCACCAACAACAATGGTTAGTTCACAACAACCTAGACAAAATCCATTAACTATGGCAGCTGGAGGAGCAATGACAGGAGCTGCAATGGGAAATATGATTGGTATGGGTGGCATGGGAGCTGCTATTGGTGGAGGATTAGGATTATTAGGAGGGTTATTATAATGAAACTTAGAGAACATATACCACACATTATTAAATGTCATAAAAAAGAATGTGCAGTTATAGCTGTAATCATTATTGTTTTAGCAATATTATAAGGAGTTAATATGCCAAGTGGTGGAGGATCTTCTTCAGATTCAGGAGGAAGTGGAAAAGGTAGACAAGATGCAGAATCTCAATATGGTGCAGATTCTTATGGATCTTATGATTCATCTCAAAATACTTCTGATAGAGGTGGTAATAATAACAATAATAATAATCAATTTGATTATGAATCAGAAGCATATAATACAAAAAGTAATGCTTTTGATTATGAAACAGAAGCATATAAAGGTGATGTAAATATAGATGCTGGATATGGACCAGGTAAAATTACCAATGCTACTTATGATGCTAAAACAGGTAAAACAAATATAGAACAAACTGTAGGTATCATTGATACAGCTACATATCAAACAGCTAATCTACAAGCATATTTAGATTCACCTGATGTATCTGATAAAGATAAAGTAAACACACTTAATCAATTACAAGCATTATCTAATTCTAATCTTAAAGGATCTAAATTAAATAATGTTAAAGGAACACAAACAACTAAAGATTTTGTTATAGATAATTTAGATATAGCTTTTAATAATTTAAAAAGCCAAACTAAAAATAGTCAGTATACATCTATGATAGATGAAACTGCTACAACAAAAGCTGCAGATTTAGCCAACAAACCTTTAGATACAGTTATTAAATCTGGTGGTATTATTGGTACAGCATTTTCACAATTAACTGATCACTATAGAAACAATAAAGCATTAAAAACTTTAGGTTATACTGGTAAAGTAATTAAAGAAGGTAGTTCATCAGATAGAGGTAACACTCTATTAACTGGTGTACAAAGTCAAAGTGATAGAGATGCTATGAATGAATTAGCTCCTGATGCACCTTTTATAACTACAGGTACACAAAAACCAGATAGTGTAGCAGCAAAGTTCTTTGGTAATACAGCAAACAAGTTTAAATTTAGTTTTGAAAATGAATATGCTGCAGCTAAAGCAAGACAAAAAACATTACTAGGAAGTCCATCATCTGTTGGATTACTAGCAGTTAATCAAAGTCCTTTCTATAATTGGTTAAAGGACAAAAGCTTAGATAAAGGAATATTATAATGGGGTTATTAACCGATACATTTGATTTATATAAAAAACAATTAGAAAAACTACAAGGTATAGATAATACTGGTGATGATTTTTCTGGAATGGATTCAGATTTTAATAGATCTGGAGCTGGTATTGAGGCAAGTTTAAAAGATAGAAAAGATGGTTCACCATTAACTAAACCAGGTGGTAATTTATTTCCAACATCTATTGTTCCACAAAATCAAGGTCAAATAAAAACACCTATAGGTAATATTAATTTACCTAAATCTGTATTAACTAAAGAAGCAGCAGCTAATCAAGACAAAGCTAATAAAATACCTGCACAAGATGCATCTGTTAATATACCTGAAGTTAAAATTAATACAGAAGCAGCTACACAATTAGGTAATGATAATAATTTTTTAGGTAAGTTAGCTAACCTTGCTGGTATTGATATGAATAAAGCCTCAGCTACTTGGAAAGATAAAGGTGGTTTTGATGGATTAATGTCTAATCCTGCATTTACTTTAGGTCTTGCATTTATACAAGCTGGAGCTAATGGCAAAACTATAGGTCAAGGTGCATTAGACAATGTACTTAAAGCAGGTGTTATATCACAACAATATAAAGATAGATTAAAAGCTAAATCAGAAATATTAGAAGTAACAGCTAGTGATGTAGCTGATATGAAAGAAGAACTTAAAAATTATGATATTTTTGAACCAAATGCATTTGAACAATTTTTTGGTAAAGCATTTTCTTTAGGTAAAAAAGATCCACAAAAAGCTTATGACAAAGCAGCAGAATTATTTGCTCTTGAATATAAAAAAGAAGCTAGAAAAATGGCTGAAGCTGCTGGTAAAAAAGGTAAAGATTTTGTTATAGATTCTTCTACAAGAAAAAGAATTATTGAAAAAGTAATTAAAACTAAAAAAGCTAAAGTAAAAGAAAACTTAATACCTTTCTTAAAAGGAACTGTAGAAGCTCCACAAGAAAGCTATACTTTAAATAGAGAACATGGTGGACCAGTACATCAAGGTAAACCTTATATAGTAGGTGAAGCTGGACCAGAAATAATGATTCCACATTCATCAGGCAATGTTATTGCTAATGATGATTCACAAGTATTTAGTATGCTATTAGCATCTAACCCACAATTACAAAAAGTATCTAAGGAACGAGCTATGAAGATATTAAAAGCTAAGTTTCCTGAGTACTTTGATTAGGAGAATAATGAAAAAATTTATAATTAGAGGTGTATCTAAAAAATTCAAAGGTGTACAAAAACTTAAACCACAAAAAACTCCTAGTAGGTTTTCTGCTATGGTATCTAAAGATAAAGCAGATGCATCTACTAGAAAAGTATTAGGTGATTTGCCTGAGTTTATGGGTTTATCACAAAGAGCTACTGGTGAATTAGCAGCAGAAGGTTTAGCTCTTAAAACAATGAATAAAAAGTTTTTTGGTACATTACGTAAAGAACTTGGTAGATCGAGATCTAAAACTGCTACAGGTTTAAGAACAATTAGACAATCTAAAAAAGTACCTAAATTAGCTGTTACAAAAGCTAAATCTAAAGGTGCTTTAAAATCATATAAAGTTGCTAATGTTAAATCAGAAAATGTATTTAGAAAAACTATGGAGAAGTTTACAACTAAAACTAAAGCTAGTCCATTTGCACAAAGAAGTGCTGAAGTAAAACCTAGAAAAATATCACAAGATGTATTAAAACAAATGGGTCTTGACGATAGAGAATTTTTTAATCCTAAATCAGGTAAAACATTTATCAACACAGTTCGTGGAGATAGATTTAAGAAAAAATAAATGCCACATAATGACTTTCATCTTGAAGAATTTAAGTTGAAGGATCCAATTAAAGGTTTGTCTGATGGTTTAAAAGAACCAGTACAAGACAACACTCCAGGATTCTTTCAGTCATTACGTAATCCTATAGATCTTATTAGAGAAGAATCTTTACCAGCATCATTATATCAATGGCTAACTGGTAATACTAAAAAGAAACAAGCACAAGAAGCATTAGATTACATTCGTAATAATCCTGATCAAGCAGGATCTAAAATATTTAAAGAAGCAGAACGTAAGTTAAATAGATTTGGTTATCTTCTAGAAGAAGGACCAATGAACATAGACATCAAAGAAGTTGGGAATATGATTAAACAGAATCCTAAAGTCTTTGGTGCTGAACTTGTTAATATGATATTGGCAGACCCATATCTATTATTTATGCCTTTAGGATGGGGTAGATTAGGTAGAGGTGTAGTTAATTCTATTAGACTTAAACGTGGTAAAAATTTACAATATAAAAGAATTAAAGCTAACATAGCATCTGATTTAAAAGTAGGTGCATCAGCTACACTCTTAACTCCATTAGTATTCTCAACAGCATTTCAATTAGGTGAACAAGCTCAATTAGATCCTAAAAGAACTACAGTTGAAACTACAATAGGAGCTACAGCAGGAGCTTTGTTTTCTGTAGGATTTGCAGGAACTGGTGAGTTAGCACGTAGATTAACTAGAATACCTAGAGCTAGGATGGAAGCAGCTCATAGAAAAGTATTTGAAAAATATGGAACAAAAGCAGAACAGTTAGTAGAAACTAACGAGAATGGTATCTACAGGGGTGTAGATGAACTATTAGAAATTATAAGAAAAGAATCAGGAGATATATCTGATCCTAAGAAATTTGACTTAATTAAAGCAGATATAACTGCAGCATTAAGAACAATAAATGAAAATGGTAAAGACATGGCACTTGCTACAGCTCTTAAAAGAGCAACAGCAGTAGGAGGTGTATTTGGTGCAGCACAGTTTCTTACATCACCAGATGAAAAACTTCTGGCTACAGCAAAAGGATTTGGTATAGGTGCAGCCATATATGGTGCTGCTAGAGTATTAGGTAGAAATATAAGACGTATGCCTAAAGAATTTAGTGAGGCAGCTCTCTCAGGTGAAGCTACATTAGATGCAGCTAGAATGAGTACTGTTAAACTACAATCAGCTGCTCAAGAATTATCTAATGTAATTAAAAGATCTGTACCTGATGCTATAGATGCTAGAAGATTATTATTCTATTACTTAACTAAAGCACAAGTAAATAGAAAAACATTTAAGTATGATCCTAAACTTAAACCTATAACTTTAGATGAACTAAAAGCTGTAGATCCTAAATTACCTGAAGCAGCTAAAGTAATAGAAAAAGTATTTGATGAATATTACAATATCTTTGGACAACAAAATAAATTAGTATTTAATAAACGATCTAATTACCTTCCTTTATTATGGAATGAGTATAATCCCAAACAACAACCTTTTAGATTTGTAAAAGATTTTGATACTGGTGTAATAACTGGTCCATCTGCAAAATTCCAATTTGCTAGACGTGGTGTATTTGGAGATATAAATAGAGGTTTACAAAAAAATTATACTATACGTGCAGGTATGGATGACCCTGCAGAACTTGTTAGAATATATGCTTTTGCAGCAGGTAAAGCTATGTCTACAAGAGCTATCATTACAAACTTAGAACAAACTGCAATATCTAAAAAACCACTATTAATTAGAAACAATGTATTTAAAACATTTGATGATACTAATTATACAGAGTTTAAACATCCTTACTTTGTAGATAAAGGTGATTCAGTATTAGTACATAAGGGAATGATAAACTCTCTTAGAATGGTATTTGATGCTACTGATGAAGGTCAGTTAATGGGAGCACTCTTTACTACAAACTTAATGATGAAAAGACTAGCAGTAGGATTTTCATTCTTTCATGCAGGTGCATTAGTAGAATCATTATGGTTTGCAGGAGCTAAACCAAACTTTATTAAAAAGACATTAGACCCTAGATCTAAACCAGACATACTTAAATCTGTTAGTGATCCTAAAGCATACATAAAAGATTTTGATCATGCTATAAATCAGCTTAGAGCTGCTGGTTATGATGATGTAGTAAGGTTTGGACAAGGTACAGGATTACAAATATCTATACCTGAAGATACAGGCTTTGATAGATTTTATTACAATATTAGAGGATTAGATCCATTCTTAAAAAGACACTTTGGTATATCTACAGAAGGTAGAATAGAAAAAGTATTTAGATGGTTTGACAAAATTACGTGGGATAGAATATTTACTGCAGCTAAACTGCATACATTTTTAACTGTATTAGATCAACCTACTCTTATGGGTAGACCTAATAACTTAAGAATAATGCCTGGTGATACACAATCACAAATATATGGCAAAGCAACTAAAGCTGCTTCTTTTACCAATGATGCATTTGGTGGACAGAACTGGGAACAATTAGCGAACAGAATACAGAATGACACTCTTAAAAGAATGACGCAAACTATGTTTGCACCAGGCTCTAGAGGTTATATGCAATTACTTCTATTTGCTCCTGATTGGACATTATCAAATATTAGGATTATTGCTAAGTCATTACCTAGTTTTGAATCTGATCCAGCATTACGTAGAATGTATCAATACTATTTTGCTAGAGCTGCACTTACATATGCAGTAGCAGGATCTGCACTAAACTATATATTTAGTGGACACTCAATACTAGAGAATACAGATCCAACAAGAATTGACTTGGGAGATGGACAAGTATTAACATTTTCTAAACAATTAATGGAACCTTTCCATTGGATTACAGATCCACAATCAACTGGTCTTAAAAAGATTGGTTCTCTACCTAGAACAACAATAGAAGTATTAACTAATAAACAATACTTAACTACTAAGTGGAGTCCTAATTTAACTAAAAAAGATGATGAGGCGATTGAAAAAGGTATGAAGATTGGTGGTCATGTAGGTATGAGATTTCTACCTATTTGGTTACAATCTGCTTCAAGAGGTATAGCAGAAGGATTACAGAGAGATGGTCTTTCATTAGATCTTGCATCTGATACTGCTGTAGATTTTGTACTAGGGCAACTTGGTCATCCTAGATATAAAGGACCAAGATATACACAATACAAAACGAAAGGGTTAGTAAGGTCTCCTTACGAAACATTGTTTTAAATATGAGTAGACATACAGAAAATAAAGAAGAAATTCTTAAAATTCATGGAACTATTGATCTTATTAATCAAAGGCTAGACACTCTAGAAAACAACCATCTTGCACATATGCAAAAAGATATTGATAGAATACAATATGTTTTAACAGCAGTTGGTTTAGGAGTTGCAGCACAAGTATTAGTATTAGTAACATCTATATTAACATAATGAAATTTGCTTTGTTCATGATTATGTGCTCCTACGTTGCAGGAGAATGCATGGATCCTGTGCCTATGAATACATATTATAAAGATATGTATAGCTGTTTAAATGCAGGTTATCAGCATTCATTAGATAAAAACATTGAACTTGGTGCAGAGCAAATAAATGAATATAAAATATATATGAAATTTATATGCATGGAAACAGATGTTATTGTTCTTCCAGGCAAACCAACATAAAGTTGTACCTATAGATATAGACAACACACTTTTAAAGTGTATTAATTACATATGTCATATAAATCAATTTTAGTTATAAGTGATCAACACGCACCATATAACCATATAGATACGCTTGACTTTTTAGCAGCCATTAAAAAAAAATATAAACCTGATTGTGTAGTAAATATTGGTGATGAAATGGATTGGCATAGTATATCCTTCCATGATTCTCATCCTGGTCTTTATTCACCTAGTCATGAATTAAAAATTGCTAGAGAGTTTTTTAAAAATTTAGAAAAACTATTTCCTAAACAATATGTCATGGATTCTAATCATGGCAGCTTAGTGTTCAGGAAAGCCACTAGACATGGTTTACCACATGAAGTCTTTAAATCATATAATCATATGATTGGTGTAGGTAAAGGTTGGACATGGCACGAAGATTTGATTTTAAAGGCATCAAATGGTCAAAAAATTTACTTCTGTCATGGTAAATACAAAGACGTTTTAAAAGTTGCTCAACAATATGGTATGTGCACAGTACAAGGGCATTACCATACATTGTTCAAAATAGATTATTGGAGTAATCCAAATGAACTATTATGGGGAATGCAGGTTGGGTGTTTAGTCAACATGAAAAGTTTAGCTTTTGAATATAATAAACTTCAGAAGTCTAGACCAGTAATAGGAACAGGAGTTATCATTGATGGATTGCCAAAGTTAATCCCAATGGTTTTAAAAGACAATGGCAGATGGAATAGAAAAATTACCTAGAGGTATTAGAAACAAGAATCCAGGCAATATCAAACTTGGTACTGACTGGGATGGACTGGCAGATGAACAATCTGATCCAGTTTTTTGTATTTTTGGAGAGGCTGTAATGGGTATTAGAGCTTTAATGAAGATACTTATAACTTATAGATTTACACATAAAAAAGATACTGTAGATGAAATTATTTCAAGATGGGCACCCCCCTCTGAAAATGACACTACAGCTTATATAGATTTTGTATGTAAAAGAATGGGCGTAAATCCTATGGATAAACTTGACAATAGCATAGAACATTACCTACCACTTGTGAAATCAATTATCCAAATGGAAAATGGACAGCAACCATATGACGATGAGCTGTTAGTAGAAGGAATGTACAAAGCATGGGAAGGATATCCAACTGGTTCTTCAGCACTCTAATGAATATAAGTTTTAAATTACATGGCTGGAGTTGGCAGAAATTACATAAGAATAGTAAGTATACTCACTATATGGGTGGGCGTACTAATGTCATGTATAAACTAAAAAAGAAATAATATGTGGTTGAATTTATTGAGCATGGGCGTTAAAACAGCCTCTCATATATATCAGAACAAACAAAAAACAAAGCGTTTGATGTCAGACGCACAGGCAGTTCATGCCGAAAAAATGGCAAAAGGTGAAATTGAATATAAAGCGAAAGTTATTGAGAGTAATGATAAAGGTTGGAAGGACGAATTTGTCTTGGTTCTTGTATCTTTGCCTATTCTTGTACTGGTGTACTCTATCTTCACTGACGATCCTGAGATTCGTAATAGATTAGATTTGTTTTTTGAATACTTTAAGAACTTACCCTATTGGTATCAAGCAATATTCATAGGAATAGTTAGTGCCATTTATGGTCTTAAAGGTGCTGATATTATGAGAAAGAAATGACCCAGCACTCTAAATGTAAAACTTGTAAAAAAAAACTTTTACTAAGATATGTATACTTTGATAATGACAAGTATTGTCTAAAATGTTTTTACACATCTGGTAAATCATTACCGATATTTTTTAATGAAAGTAAACGAAAACACAAACGTATCACTACCAATTAGAAACCTGTTAGCAATAGTTGGAGCAGTTGCTGTAGGCGTATGGGCATACTTTGGTGTAGTTGAAAGACTTAATAAATTAGAAACAGCTGATCACTTATTCTCTGCAGATCTGCTTAAAAAAGCTGAGCAAGAACCTAAAAATTTAGAGATGTACATGCTTATAGAACACCTGGCTAAACAGATAGAAGGTATAGAACAAGAGATACAAGCTTCTAGATATAACAAAGTTAATATAGATCATCTTAAAGAACAAGTAGATGTTATCAATAAACAAATAGATAAATTAAGGAATGGTAGTCACTAATGATTGAACAAGTTATAGCACTCTTAATGATAGTAGATCATGAAATAAAAGAACATAGAATACAACCTAATATGTCTGAATGTTTAAAAGGTAAACGTATAGCTAATAGAGATGTATCTGATAATATTGAATATAGATGTATCATATCTATGGCTGAAACTGAGATTTACATGGGTGAGAAGTCTATTAAAAAACTTATTTTAAAAAAATGAATAAACCTAACAAAAAAAGAAATCCTGTTGCTAAACAGTTAAGACACTATAAACAACGAATAGTTAAAAAGAAAACTCTATACGATAGAAGAAAAGAGCAACAAATGTTGCACCATAGTCAAGCACTATAGTCTCTCTCTATTATCATTTCTAAATAGTGTATAGCTTTTTCTATATCTTTTTTCTTACCTTTAGCTTTATGTCTACAAATGTATTTGATTGCATTACCTTCGGCAAAAGGTAAGCTATTCTCATTTATAAAATGAGCAGGTTGTATCTTCATTTTTTTATAATGATTTCCATCAACCTGTCGATTAAGACTATCATAAGTCATATCTTTAAACATATCAGTATCAGTCATTGAAAGTCAATCTATATCTACCAGAATGTTTTTGTTTTTTATAATGGTTTCTGGTCATAATTGTTATATCATTTTTAATTGCTTTAGCAAACTTGTGATAAGCATAATCAGGATCTAAATCAGCCAACTGGCATATTAATCTAAAATCTTTTGAGTTACTTGTTAGCCAAGCACTAGCAGCATCTTTATGGTATAGATCATAACGATCATAACCTTTATAAGCTGCATCTGTTATAGCTTGTGTAATCACAGATAAAAACATCTTTTGTTCAGGATTCCTCATCACTCTTTACAACTTCATAAGTTGTACGTCCATCAGTCATTGGACACTCTTTCCATGATAAAGTCTTAGGTTTAATTTCTTCGAATGTCTTTAGACACTCTTGATCACTCTTAGCACTTATAAAAACTTCAGATACTACAGGTATAAACTTCCAAGTTTTAATCTTGTAAATCATCGTCTAATTCTAATTCTTTTAAATAATCATCTATTGGTCCTGATATACTATCAGGTAATGTAGTTAAATTATAAGTTACATCTTCTTCGTCACCTTCATAATTAACAACTATTGCCCAGCTTTTTATTTTTCTCATATATTATTTTTCCTTCTACTAGCTTCTAGTGTTCTAAATAAATCTATAATAAGAGCTTCTTTATCTCTTTTATTATCTAATGTATTTGATTTAACTTCTGCTTCAAACAATTCATCTACTGCTGTTTTATAAATATCACTAGCATAATATGTTTGTTCTTTTGCAGATATACTCTTATCCTCTTGGTTACCTGTTATATGTAATGCCTTCTTACGTTTAAGTAATCTATCTAAATACTTAACATTAGCATTAGCACTTGCAGATTCTTCATCTGTATCTGCTAGGTATTTTAAGGATTCTTCCAATCTCTTTTCTGTAATCATTTTTATCCTTTCTCAAATATAATTTATATAATTTGTTTACTAAATATTGATTGTTATAAGTCTTTATACCCATCATTTCTAGTTCTAATTTAAACAAATACATCCGAATAAATCTCCTGTTCCATCTTTCATAACATGAGCATTAATAGGGTAGTCATAATATGTTGTTAGATGTAATCTTAGTATGTCACATAGATCAAAGCAATCAACCTCACCAAGAAGTTGAACTCCTTTAATCATTTCTTTTGTAACTGAAACTAAACTGTACATCCCATCATTTAATATAATTAGATCCATAAAAACTTTCTGCCACTGGGCAGGTAAAACCTTACCCAGCAGCTACCATCTAATCGAGGGAGCAGATGATTTTGTTAAAATGGAGCTTCGTCTCCATCATATTGAGCATTAAGTATCTTACGTACATAACTATCAATCTTAGCAAAGTCTACGTCATTGCCTGATTGAATAGCAGCAGATAATAAATTACTCATAGTTAATCTGTACTTTTCTTTCCATTGAGCTGCAGGATCTTTACCTGTAGCAGATGATACACCATTAGATACAACTCCATTAGGTACAGCAACTTCACCATCTAATAATTCTATTGATGTTGCAGTTTGATACTGTTTACCTGATTTACTTGTTCTTACTGGTTGAGCAGCAATCTTTAGTCTTGCACCAGATGTCCATCTAGATGCACCTAATGCTTCTCCATATATAGTCATATCAGTACCATCATCTTTAGTAATGTATACTGTTACTCCTCCATCATCTTTTTCAAATGCACGTTTAAACTTACATTCAAATGTTTCTGTTTCCATAGTTACCTTCTTGTTTATTTGTTTTATTATTCTACCGAACTTTTGCATATGATCTTATAGATTATTTCAATGCTTTCGTCCAGATTTCTTTGGCAAATCCTTCAGCTGTAGGAGTACCCTTCCATCTGAAGTTGTCGCATACCAAAGGAAATATGCGAACAACGTCATCTTTTGTTTTACATATTTCTAATATATGTTCGATATGTTTCATAGCATCTATTAGATCTTTCAAATGATCTCGATCTACCATATCAACCATATGTACATCTTTAGGAGAACAATATAACAATGCTGTCTCCTTCTCAAATAGATCTCTATACAAGCATTGCTGACGTACATCAGCTGCTTTTGGATACCATTTGGGATCTACATGACCTGCTTTTAATCGTCTAATATATGCTGTTGCTTTGGTATCAACTATTACATCTTTGAACTCAAAATCAGTCTTACCTACAACATCATATTTTAAACCATACTTATCACCAGGTATTTGTTTCTCATTTTGAAATGATACTATTTCACCAAACTCAGGTAAATTTTCTACAAATTTATTAGCTATTATAGCTGACCATTCGCATTCACTAGCTTCATCTACATCATGTTCTAAATATTTCTTTTTAGCATAATCTGTGATAGTATCTGGATCATTGATTTGGTTAGATAATGCATAATGAGCAGCATCCTCAGCTGCTAATCCCATTACCATTCTTGCATTTGGTCCTGACTCAAAATCGAATAACTCATTGATAATCCAAAATGGTGGACTATCAATAAACGTATTAGTTTTGGAGGCAGAATGTCTATATTTTATTTTCATAATTATCTCCTTATGGTTATTAATGTTCAAAAATATATAAGTACTACGTATAACATACCTTTGAATTTGTTAAAAGGTAAAACAACAATAAAAGATAACAAACAATACAAATTGTATAATTTATCTATATTGTTATGTTGGCTATTGCACCCTACGCAACGCTATGGGAGCAAGAGCTTAATTGCACGTATGCATTGTTGCAATAAAAATAGAGTTTATAGATTACATAATCTGTACAACAAAAACGATAGTTTTAAATCTTTTGTTGATAAAGCTAAAGAAAATTATAAAGTATCTTATGCGTCTAATTGAAAAACCAGAACTTATTTCTACAATCAGAGATAAGAAAAAGGTATGGTTAAACATTAGAGAATCACGTCTAATGTATATGTTTCATCGCAAACTTATATCAATAGAAGAATACGAAGCAGGTTCACGTTATAGGTTAATGTGTGAGCTTATGGGTGGTGGAACTGGCAACGTATTAAAAGATCGTGTAGATGGATCTAGTACAGATTTTATTACATCATCACTTGGAGCTGCATTTGCAGTTAAACATTGTGATGAAGAAATCGGCAAACTAATATCTGAAACAATGAAGTTATTCTGCTGGTTTAATTATGGTATTATAGAGATAGCACATCATTTATCATTGACTGAACGTAAAGCTTCCAATAGAGTACATGAAGGTCTTGCTAGACTCTCAATATATTATGGGTACAAAAAAGTGCACAACACTATCAGAGGACAAGGAACTAAGAATCAAGGACAAAAAGTACCTAAAATGGGTAGCTAGTAATCCTTGTATTATCTGTCAACAAAATGGGTGTAATGCTCATCACATACAATATGCTATGCCTAGAGGTATAGGACAAAAAGTAGGTGATCAGTTTACTATTCCATTATGTGTTAAACACCACCATCAATTACATAATTGTGGTCTGTCTGAACGTCAATTTTGGCAAAAAATAGACATTGATCCTATACCCATATGTAGTATATTTTATAAACATCACTACGATATGTGGAAAAACAAGCATTTTTTCTATGATGATAGTATGCTTTGGGTTAATGTATACAACAAACTTGTACCTAAGATCAAAAAACATATTGATTTTCTGCTGCAACCCAAATAACTAATATAGGTATCCTCGCCAGAGGTGTGTAAATTATGAGCAAAATATTAAAATTTCCAAAGAGACATAAGTCTTACTCTGATAATTTTCTTAAAAACGTCAAGCCTGACGCTATTGGTGATTTTATTAGAGAACAAAATCCTCATCTTACATTAAGAGCTGCAGATGCTATGGCTCTGGCAATAATCTATAGCACGTATCTATCATTGGTATTCGAAGAAGAAGGTGAACAACCTGTACCTTTCGATGATATAGAACATTACATTTGGGCAGCTCATGACAAGAAAACGTTACACTAAAAAAAAGAAAACAGTTTCTGATAAAGACTCTAATGACATACCTTATGTCAAAGTTAGAGTTGAATGGGTAGATTGTGTAAGTGATTCAGCTTGGGCATCTGATAAAGAATTTAAAAATATGAAACTTGCAAACCCAGTCAATGAAGGTTGGGTATTCTCTAAAGATAGAAAATCAATTAAACTTTTTGCAGCTTACGATAAAGATGATGATGGATCTATTACATTTGGTGATAGAACTATGATACCTAAATCTTGGATAGTTAAAATTACAGAAATTTAATAAATGTGAGACTGTAGACGAAGTCATTTAAGAATAGTTTATTCCCCACATTTAACCACCCACCAACTTTTGCTGATGGGTGTATCTATTAATGAAGCCTGGCTGCAATATTTTACCGAGATCTCAAGGCTTATATAGAATTTTATTAAGTACCTTTTTTCATGTACTCTTGAATAATAGCTTCAGCTCCCTCATCTGCTTTAGGATAATTTAAAGTCTCTAATCTTTCTTTAGACTTTTTAAGTTCTTCTTTAACATGATCCTTAGCATGTTCTAATACTTTAACTAACTCTGGATAATTTCCATAAAATATACCATAGATAGATAAATCATTAATCGCTGCTGTCACTCTGTTTAAACCTTTTATTCTTTTTTCTATCCTGAGAATCTCTGAGTCTGTTGTTATCATCTTCCATCTCCTTAATTATACGTTTTAGTTTATCTATTTCTAATTGCTTACTAGCAACCAGTGCTTTCCATTGTCCATCATTTGACATATTTATTTCTCCATCCTGGATATTTAGTATTTAATTGCATTAATAATCTTGCAAAAGCTGTTACACCATTTTTATCATTCATAAAAATACCAGCTTTAACACAAGTTTTAAATAACTCATTTATATCATTACTCATGCTTTTTCTCCTACGTTATCTAAAAAGTTTCTAGCTTGTTCTATCTCTAATTGATACTCTTTAATCCACTTTTGTGCAATCAAAGAATGTTCATCTTTTAAAAAACCACAAGCTATTGCATTATCTAATACTGACATTGCTTCTATAGCATCATCAATAGCCATTTGTGCTTTTTCTACTTCAGTTTTAAGACTTGGTTTAAAGGTCATCTACACTCCTATCTACTCCACGACTAAATTCATTAATTTTGTCTTGAAGTTTACCATTAAGATCTTGATGGCTTTTATTTATAATTAATAAATTATCTCTTTCTTCTGATAACCTATTAATTTCTTTACGTAAATCTAATACCTGATCAACTTTACTCTTAAGTTTTATACGCAGATCAGCAACTAGATCATGACATTCTTTCAGAACCTCGCTTAAACTACGAGGCTCTGGATTTTTTATTGGTTCACGCTGCTTCATCTTTTACCTTTTCTATAATAGCAACATTACCTGCAACGAAATCACCTTCAATACAAGTTCTTCCAGTTCTTTCTTGCCAAGTATACCATGCTTTTGTTGCTCTATCATTTTTTACAAAAGGATTTTTGAGTTTGCTTTCTTCATCGCAATAAATATCAAAAGTCCTATTAGATATATCTTTATCATATCCTTGTAAAATTTCAATAGTATCACAATCTATCAATGGATACATATCTTGAAATGTAGGTTTTTTAACAAACTCAAATGTTTCATTACCAACTTCTGGTAATCCATTTTTCATGTTAGCTTTCCATATGTGTAATTTATACATATATCCTCCTAGTTTTTTCTGCCGAATAATACTCTACCATCAGCATGTATTTGTTCAGCTTTACCTTTGTGTACCATTAAACCTAATACATATCTAACAGCACTATCAGTTGTTTTACCAACCATAGCTTCTACTTTCTGTGTAATTTCACTTACTGTAAAAGCTTGATTACCTTGCCTATTAACTACATCTATTAATGTTTTTTCTAGAGCTGCAGTTGCTTCTCTTGGTTTAGGTAATTGTACAATACGTGCACTTAAATCACGTCTCATACTTTTTTCCATAAGTTTTTGTCTTTCAATTTCATTAATTAACTTATGTTTAAATAATGTAGCTAAAGCTTTATGTACATCATTTGGTATCATCTTAGTCATTATCATCCTCCAATTGTTCAATTGTTATTGTATAGTCTTTACCATCAATAACTGCTTGAAAGTCTGCACTAAAATCATCAGTTGTTGCTTGACCATGTGCAATTATTGAGGCATTCAGGTTTTTAATGAGCATCTGTTCGATAGCTAACATTAATTCATTTGTTTCCATTAATTTACTCAT